ACAATCGGACTACTAGCAAGCTGCTCGCCATCAAGGTAGTCAGCCTCGGGCAGCTTGTATTCCGCAGCCGACTCAGGGCGCTGACCAAGTCGCTCCACTTCAATTTCCTGAAGAACAGCGTCCTTCATGTTGCCGCGCATCTTCTCTAATTCAGAGTACGACTTGGCAAGGTTTTCGTAGGAAGGCTGACCCTCCACCCAGAACTTTTCGGGAAGCCATTCCGGGCGCTCAACAGTTTCAGGAGCTGCTACGGTTTCAGTAGTTTCTACAATTTCAGTGGTTTCTACAGTTTCAGTTTGCTCTTCCATTACTTCTGCCCCATTCTCATGCGCTCTTCAATAATACCGACAAGGTAGCGCATACCTTCTCGATGCCGCAACTCAGCGTCACTGATGTTCGGCCCTGCTACAAACTCAATAGTAATGGATCGCAGGTAATCCAAAACTTTCTTGCCAGCCCGTGATCTAAACAGGGCAGCAATAGTTTGATTCAGTTCGTCATCTTCTTGCTGAGAACGGCTGACTCCATCAGCCCGCAAGACTCGAGGTGTCGATTCCATTTTGCCCCATCTGCGCTATGTTTTGTGCAAGCTCAGCTCGCTCCGCTTCATTACGGACTAGGCTGTCAGGCACACCAAATTTGGTCGCGAGATACTTTGTAGTCTCATCGCCCTTCACAAACAAGTTGACCATTTGCGGGCCAAAGCGAGTCTGCACCAACTCAAGGAAGCGGTTGACCGCATTAATATCCTCAAACGCTTGTGCTTGCGCAAGAGGGCTAGTCGAGCGCACCTGCACTTCCCGGCCATTGACGGTCGGGATTTCAATGCGGCCCTGCTTCTTCAAGATAAACAATACGCGGCGCAAGACGGGATTGATAAACTCCGCTTGCAAGCGGCCAAAAGCCGAGCCAATCTGACGCGACAAGTCGGCCATACGTTGCGCTACTTCCGTAGCAGACATTGGCGTAGTGTTCGGATTGCCAAGCATTTCGTTGTAAAGGGCCTTGCGAATGTTCATCCGCATGTCCGAAAGCACAAGTTGTGCCACATCAAAGCTACCAGCCGCAGCCACCGGGCGAATGCCAGCGCTACCGGGCGCTACCGGAATAATCGTGCCGGGAATCAGGCGAATGTTTGAGGGGTTAACAATGCCATCGTCCTCGGCAGTGTAGATCCCAGAGATTGCCATCTGCGCATTCTCAAGGATCATTTGCACGACAAGGTTAGTGGTCTTTACCGCAGGCATTGCATTAAGCAACGGCCCGCGACCCCAGACTTCGCCAGCCGCTTTCGACCAACGGAATGCAACGTAGGGACTAGAGCCCGTGCCGCGATAAGTTTCTTCAACAAGAACAGCGTTGTACTCAGGAATGACAACGCAAAACTTGTTGACCTCGTTCACAAGGGAAGACCAATCGCGGTAAACATTCTCCACGATTGTTACATAGCGATCTGTACCACTGGCTAGCTCACGCGCAAGCTCCATCGGCAGAGTTGCATTCGGGTAAGCAACCTTGATGTTCGATGCTTTAATCGAACGCTCACGGAAAATAGAGTCCAGCTTATCGTGTGGGCCAGTATCAAGATACAATTGTGGTAACGGCACAGCCGTAAACACCACAGGATTGAGAGCATCGCCCTCGTCAATTCTCATGCAAGCAGTGCCAAGAGCAATATCGATCAGCGATTCGTTAGCTTCTTGAGCAAAGTTGCTGTTCTGAATGATCTCGAAGATATATTCAGTTACGTCTTCAAGAGCCTTGTTAACGTCCGAACGTTCCTCTTCAGGGACTTCCGAGCCCGCAATAAGCTCAGCCCAGCGAGCATAGTTGGGTATAAGGCCAGATTGCAGGCGCGATGCAAACTCTTGTACACCAACAATTGCAGTTTCATCAAAGATCTTGTCCAGTCGAGATTGACCGGGGGCTTGAGCGTAAAAGCTTTCACGACTCGGCAACGCATATTCATAGCACTCCTCGTACTCTGAAATCCAAGGCTGACGTAGCGTCTTGGCCCGCTCAAAACGCGCCAGCACTCGCTCAGCACTATTAGCTGTCGGGGAGATGCTAATTGCTGGCTGCTGAATAATTGGCATCTAGGATTACCCCATCAAACTACGTGAAAGAAAACCCTGACCACCTTTGCGGCCAGAAAGCAATGAGCGAAATCCGTAGCGGCCCGTTGCTTTCGCAATAGCTTCCTGAGTGCGCCGCTCCTTGGCCTCAGCTTTCACAGAGGCAAGCTCAGCCCGCATAGCTTCTCGCTGTTGCTTCAGTTCAGCTTCAGCCTGCAATTCCTCAGCGGAAGGGGCGGGCATTTTGGGTTTCTTAAAACACATAAGACAAAACTCCTATGTCAGCCCAATGAATTCTCAATGTCTATTGAGGCAATGGACTAAAAACTGCGGCGACGCAATCGAGACGGTTTCCTAAATACATCAAACATAGCTCGCGCATTTACTGGTCGAGTATTTCCCCTGCCAGTAGTAAGCGCACGGCCTTCTCCTCCACCACAAAACGCGTACTGCAATGCGTCATGAACGTGAGAAAAGTTATTCTTTTCAGGCTTTTCTTCGTGCCTAGCCCCGCCAGATACTTGCAGGCGGCGATAGTGGTAGCCACCACGAAAGCCCTTCGTTAAATGTGTGCAGCGAGGATCGATCAAAAACCCCGGCTGTCCGTCAACCATGCGGTTAAGCGGCGTAGCAACAGCTTCAATGCGAAGTGCGGGGTCATTGGTCGGCGCAACATAAGCCGTCACGCCAGCCTGTCGCAGGATCTGGAACGGAGTGCGCTCGTCAGTTTGAGCGCGATAATCGCCAGCCGGGTCACCGTAAACTATGAATTGGCCCCCGGGAAACTTCTGTGCCATCTCAAGCTTTAGTAGTTCCGAGAACCTGACGATCCCCATATCTTGTGCCACCAGTTCGTGCAGCACATACCAGCGACCACGAACTATCTGGCAGAATGCAGCTGCCGGGGTAAGGCCAAAGTCCAGCCCAACGATAATTGGAATGCCCGGTGTTGGAAGTATTGGCTCCTTGGCAACGTGAACAGTCTCATCGAACATAGGATAGACGGGCTTGCCGTCAGACAAGCTGCCAAGCTTGTTCATGACGTACACATCGATCCAGCTTTTGGTCTTACCCGTAATGATGTCCGGGTAATAGTTCGGCGTTAGGTTGTGAATGTTTTCTGCCAGCGGATTCTTTTCGTAATTTTGTACATTACCTTCCGCGTCAACCTTTGCAATCATGCCGCCCGGTTGGGTAAAGAACCGCCACGTATCGGGTTTGACAAGCATCCTTGCCTCTTCCCGAGTAACGTGGTCTGGAAGCGGAGCTTCACCCGCCATCACAGGCCACCAGTGATCCTCGTCAGGGGCGTTCGTATCCGCGATAACACCGTACCAAGTAGGCCCTCCATCTTTCATAGATGGAAAGCGTCCGACGCGCATCGTGCAAGCATCGACAATTTGTTTGGGGACTTCTCGTGCCTCGTTTATCCATACGCCCGTAAGTTCAAGAGAGAGCAGTTTCTTTACATCTTCAGGACGATCAAGCGCCAAGAAAATAACCTCAAGATCAAGATCGCCTTTTTTGATATGGTGAGTGTACGGCGGTGGATGCCAAAGCATCTTGCCCCAAACGTTTTCAGGAAACCAATCAAGCCACGTTTTAATTGTGGTCGTGCGTAATTGCGGGTTAGTATTACGTACCACTGCCCAACGACTTTTTCGGATTCCATCAGCATTAGGCTCCTGTACAAGAGCGCGACGAAATATTTCAATCGCACAGCAAGCCGACTTGCCCGAGCCCACAGGCCCACGCAAGCCACGAAAGAAATGATCGTCCAGCATAAACTGCCGGAGAGTTTCACCACCCGGTTTGTAGTTTAGACCACTCAAGCAATCTGTCCCGCATCGACAGCCTTGCGGACAATGCTAGCAGCAACGTCCGGCCCCCACGCATCGATCAGCTTATCGCATTCAATGTCGGTCAGCTTGTCAGCGGGATAGTGCGACAGATGAACCTTGCGCACAATATGACGCAAGCGTTTCCGGTCTTCTATTGATATGATACTGGCAAAACTCATGATGTCCCTACACGATGCTTGTAATGATTCCGTTAACGACAGTTATAGTCTGACCACTAGCAGCCGTAAAGCTCCCGCTTGCACCAGTGGTTCCAATCGTGATCGAGCCAGCCCCATTGGTAATAGCGATATTGCTACCAGCGGTGATGTTATTGCTTTCCCAACGCGCCTGAGCATTATCGTAGATCAAGATTTTACCGTCAGATAACGCGCCATTCAGGTACACATCTTGCAGTTTGGACAGCGATTCGCTGACACGCATACGAACAAAAATAGATCCGTTATTGCCAGAACTAGCTGTAACAACCACGGCAACAGGATCGTGAATGTTAGGCGATACGGGCTGTACGTTTGTCCAATCACCCGGCGTAGCCGGGTCAAAATATAAAAGATTTCCATCAACCC